GAAACCGGGAACACCAATAGAGGCAAGTTCGTTGGCAACATCTGAAGATACTGGCATACCATTTCTTATTCTTTCTGTGGGAATTATAACCTCTCTTCTGTTCTCTTCACCAACCATAAATAAATTAGGTGAACTTACAACACGACCCGTTGCTGCTTTGCCGCCGTATATCGCGTCGGCTATAGCTCCTCCTGCATAACCTCCAGCAACACCACCAGCTAAACTACCACCAAGCCCACCAATCGCACCAAGCACTCCACCTAACCCAGCCCCACCAATACTTAACAAAGAACGAATTATACTTTCACTATCCCCAGTAGATATTGCGTCCAGTAAATTTAAAGCGCTAAAAAGAATTCCAATTGATCCACCCCTTAACAGACCCTTCATTCCACCACCCTTACTAAGAGATTGATAACCAGAAGAAATACCGCGGCCAAGACTTCGTAATAATCCGCCACCCTGAGTTCTGCTTCTCTGATATCCTTTTCTAGCAGATGAACTACCAGTTGCCCACCAACCATCACCGCTACCACCACCACCAGTTCCAACCACTTTTACATACATTGGTCTATAAAAAGTTCCTCTTCCAACTAAACCTTTAGCTAATGAAATTAGAGTAGGAATAGCAACAGCTATAGTGCTAATAGCTCCAACATCACTGCCACCTACCATTTCCCTAAACTGTCTATATATATCTCTAACATATAACACACCGTCTTTAAGAGGTTTAATCATTTTAGTAGCTCTTTGAGCTAAATTAGTAAATCCGGGTAAAAACTCAGATATTAGTGTGTTTTTCATGTTCTCAAAAGTGGTTCTTTGTTCTCTTAGTATATCATTTATTTTCGCTTGTTCACCTTGTTGTTGTTTAGCCAATTCTAAATCAGATTTAGTCATTCTAGCTATTTTTAGCATTTCATCATAATTCATACCAAGTTGTTGACCTAATTGTCTAGCATAACCCGGATACATCTCAAGTGTTCTTAATCCTTGAGGAGAAGATAATAACCCATGAAGATCATCCATTACACCTACAACATCGCCTTTCATAGCTTTACTAAACATTTCCATAGAGTTTAAGCTTCCACCAAATGCAACATTTAATTTATTAATTAATTCTGTTCCGCTATCAAAGTTTAGAAAAACATCTGTCATACTCTGCATCTTATTCATATTGACATTTGTTAGTCTTGAATAAGCCGACATATCTAATAGGTATTGTGCTCCCTTTGCCGCATGCATTGCTACAAGATTTGAATTAGCTGCCATATCTCTTATTATAGTAGCAGTAGCTTGACCACCTGCGGTAGCTGTAGCTAATTGTCCAATAAAGTTTTTGACTTGATTAGTTGTCATACCAAAACCTTTAATCATAGTAGACATCAGTTTACCAGTTTGATCTGCTGACAAACCAGTATAATCAGCCAACTGTGCATTAAATTTTATGAGATCTTGAGTTAGTCTTCTTTGGGAACCAAGAGCAGTTACTAATCCCACAGCTGATTTGGCATTTTTTTCCATACTTATGCCAAACTGTAAATTACCCTTATAGGCTTCTATTGTCATATCTCTAACATTTTTTAACTGTTGACCATAAAACCCAGTTTGTTTAGAGATACTAACAACAGCATTTTCTATCTTTTGAAACTCTTTAAAAATAAGAGCCGCAGAAGCTAAAAGACCACCTCCTGCGGCTGTTAAAACACCACTTAAATTTTTATTACCTAAAACAAATCTACTTAATGCTTCAAGAGGTCTTTGCATACCTTTTAGAATAGAGTCTATACCATTTTGTAATGACTTACCTATAATTGGTATTTGTTTTGTAAATTCATTTGTTATAGAACTGAGATTGTTTTGTATACTTCTGGTTAGTTTATCTACAGCTTGTTGCTGTCTCTTTATTGCGTCTTCTTGTTTTTTTGTTGATTTATCAACATTATCAACATGACCTTTCAAAACTTCTGACATTTCTGAAAAGGCAGAGTCTAACGTTTTTATAGAGGAAGAAGTTTTCTCTACAGTATCTTGAAGATTTGATAATGTTAATGAAATATCAGCCATTATTAATTATCTGTTTTGAGATAATCTATCTATCTTTTTATTCTTGATTTGACGCATTAATGTTTTTAACTTCATTCTACCTTGTGGTGTTTTTCTCATTTCTCTTTCAATTCTGTCGCCCTCTTGATAAGCTTTACGAAGAGCTTCAAATTCTTTATCTGATAAACCACTAAGTTTTTTCATTATTCTAGCTAGAATTCCTAATTTTCCCATCATTGTATCTCCATTGCATACATAACATATAATAAATACCCCTTAGTATAGAAAAATAGAATACTAAGGGGTATTTTTATTGAGATTGTTGATTAGCTTTGTTTTCAGCTTCTTTTATATCAACTATTTTCTTAACCCACCATCTTCTTAAATAAACTGGTAAATTATAACAATCTGAAAAAGTCATATTGCCATAATGAACACAAACAAAAATATCATTTAATATATTTTCTTTTATTATCTGAAAATGTTTTTGTGGTGCATTAGCTGTCAGGCCAAAAAAACGAAACAGAGATGGGCATCTCTACCTCCTCAGAATTACCACAGTGCGGACAAGAAAAATCCTGCTTCATATCCAGATCTGGTTCGTGATCTTCAATATATTTTCTAATAGATCTTGAATCTCTTACCGGCATATTTTCAACATACTTATTAATAATCTCTTTGTCAGCATCACCATTAACACTTATAATATGATTCTTCAATCTTATTGTTATGTTTTGATCTAATGGAGAGTTTGTAGCTTTCTTCATTTTTTCTTGAAGTTCAGAGATTTGTCTTTCTTCTGCAGTGTTTAAAAACTTAAACTCAATAGAAACACCAGAAGGAGTATCAAACTTAAATCTGTTATCTCCCTTTTGTTCTGGTTGTATTTCTAAATCCTTTACACCTACATTACCTAAATCAAAATCATACTCCACATCATTAGAACATGAAGAACACCTTATTTCTGTTTTGTATTCTGGACCGTAACCAGTAATTCTTAAAAAGGTTAAGATTGCGTTTTTATCACCAGAAATCATCTCATCTACTTTAATTGTTTTATCAACAATACAACTTGACAATAGGTAATCTAACGCCTTACCACTTCTAAGTAAAGAACGAGATGTTAAAATATCCTCATCTGAAGCTGTTAGAAATCTTACTTCAAGTTGTTCCTTCATATGCAATGATGACTCTGGAGGATATATAACTCCCTTAGATGGTATCGGAACAAAATCAGTAGGAACAGAAAAACCAGCTTTATTACCACTATCTGGCTTTTCTGTTTTTTTATCTTGCGGGGGAGATATAGATTCTACCCCAGCTGTAATATCTTCGGCCATAATATTAATTCCTTTCATATAAAAATAATTATTTAGTTAATTTTAATAAAATTTAATTATCTTTTATACAAAAAAAACATCCCTTGAAAAATTCAAGGGATGTTTTTATAAGAATTAATTGTAAGTAAGAATTAAAATCTTAATATACAATCATCAGGTCTAATTGTGATATCGACATTCATTGGTTCGCCATTGGCCATATCATATGCGCCAAAGTTAACCTCTGTGCACCAACACCCACGTAGATCCCACTCTTCAACTGTAGCTCCTACTGGATCTAGAGCCTTTAGTGAAATGTTCTTCTTATAGAAGGCTGCATATCCGTCACGACCAGAGATGGTCTCATGTTGAAGTCTAACCCACTCCATAACCTTCTGAGCTGAAGATGGAGCGATTGGATCATATAGTGACATAGAAATTGTTCCCCACTCACCCTTACCAGCCAAATATCTCTTCTGATTTAAATAATCAATAGTGATTGGAGCGGCAGTGTAAGTAGGTCTAGATGTTGTGCGAGCCACAAAAGCAGGAATTGTATCATCAGCGAACTGAAAGATAAATCTATTCTGCCTTTTGGGTTCAAATGTATCTGCCAACATTACATTTACTTCAAATGGTGTTGCCATTATTTATCTCCGTTTGTATTGCATTTAATATAAATACAATCATAAGTAAAAATTTGACTAGTTATTAAACCTCATCAAAGCTCGCGCCTTGAGGAGATACTGTAAAATCAAAGACAATAACTTCTGCAGCACTTGTTGGCTTTAGGAAGATCTTACCCATCATAATATTTCTATCAATCAAATCGGGTGTTGTTGTTGTTTCATCAAGAATAGCTCTGAACTCTGTTAAACCATTGGCTGATTGAACACTAGATAGAACATTATTAACTCTATTTAGTAGTTGTTCTCTAACTGTGGCTGAGTTCTGCTCGAACAAGAATGTGCGAGCAATTCTTGAAATGTCTTTTCTAACACTTAATAACATTCTTCTAACATTAACTCTATCAAGAACAGATGCCTTACTCTGCAATGTCTTCTGGCCGAAAACAGCTGATCCTTGATTTGTAAATGAAGAAATTGGATTGATATTTTCCTTGTATAATTCATCTCTCTGAGATTGTGTCAAAGGTCTTGTTGGAGTAATACCACCACGAAGAGATCCTCTTCTAAACCCTGCAGGTGCATACCAAGGACCACCAGCTCTGTCATTAAATGCATATACACCTAACATTTGAATTGATGGAGGAATTACTTTACCTTGAAATCTAATCCAAGGATAATATGTAGCAGCATAACTGCTGTCATATTTTGCCACCTCGGATAAAGCAGATGATATAGACATTCTACCATTAGCATCCATATCAGAAGCGTCTGTTCCAATATCTAATAGATAAAATGCATCACCTCTACCCTTAACCATATTAATGGCTAATTGTGGAATTTCACCAACATTTGCACTGTGAACACCGGGTGTTGCCAAGATATCAAAATCATAAATATCTGGATTGCTTAGAATATTAATTGCGTCAATATATGAGGCACTTAAACTATCTGTTGATGCATTAAGAGCTTTGACTTTATCAGTTCTATAATCAAAACCATCAAAACCACCCGTAAATGGAACATTAAACCTAATTAAATCATTTTGATTAAATTGAGTTGTATTCTGTGTTGTATCAATTATTTCAAACTCTGTTATATTATTTGTTTTTGAAGAATATTCAATTGTAACACTCAATCCAGCAATATTAGAACCGGTCGAGCTAGCTTGGGCCGATCCATCCTCATCATTCGCAATAGCAATTACATTCGAGCCCAACTGGCCAAAGACAGTAAACGTTCCGATGAGTTCACCCGGCGCATCTGCGCCTGAGATAGTTATTTTATCATCAGCTGATACATCATATGTTGCACTAAGAGTAATAGTGTGCGTGTTTGCAGCTGTGGCCGCAAAGTTATATGACACTGTTTGTTCAGTAAGATTCAACACACCACCTTCGCCAGTTCCAGAAACTGTCAAATAACCCTTTTCTGTAACTAATGCGTCTGTAGCTGTTGATGAACCAACAGTTGTTGATGTTTTCTTAAGTCTATCAACCATACCGTTGTCTGAATAATCAATACCAATTAATGCTTCTAGCCCACCACCATCTGAATTATGATTTATTTTATATCTGTCTGACAATGGAGCAATTGCAACAGAATTACCAATATTATACTCAATGCTAGATATTCCACGAGCGCCAGCTGGCTTGTGTGAAGATGTTATATTATTAGCTACTTCAACTCTAACATAATTATTTGTTACTTGATACTCACCATTGTATGTTACTAATGGTGGTGTTTCACTGAAATCATACACTGGATAAGCGTCACCAACAACTTTAGCTATGTAATTAGATGCTTCGGGATCTAATGATACACTACCAAAAGATTTTGACCAACCAGCATCTGTAAATCCGGGATTTGTTCCTTGATTTGCTGTAATACCAACAACAGTTACATCAAATGTAGGCCATTCATCTGCCTCATTCTCTTCAACATTTGATATTTGAACATACATGCTTTTGTTTTCAGCGTCACCAGAACCAATTGAATGAAATCTAAAAAGATTAGATACTGAATTTCCTAAGTTCTGAGAAACCACCCAAGGAGTTCCTGCTTCTGAAAAACCACCCCCGATTGAATCAAAATCAACTGAAACATCTACCGCGCTGCTGCCATTAGCTATCTCACCTGTAACATTAGATACGCCATATCCATAAACAGTATCAACAAAGACATCTGGAAGAGGGCTAGATGAATCAGCATTAACTGCATCTGTTCCCAATCTATTAATTATAAAACCATCAGCTTGTGGGTCCATACTTAGACCACTTGCTGTTGATGAACCAACCACTAATTCAAAATTCTCAGCTTTTCCTTTAATAGATATAGTGTCTGTTCCAGTTCTTTGTCTAACGATACCTAATATTACATTATTAACGTCATCCAAAGCTGTAGCCGATCCAGTGGCTGGGAATGCCAATAAACCAGCTTTTCCCATAGTGGCAGAATCTTTACCTAAAACTCTAACAAAGGTAGTTCTATTACCTTCATTCATATAAGCGTTAACCGCCTGATATGTATAACCCTCTGCACCGTCAGTTTTTACACCAAATCTGTTGGCAAAAGTGTTTGCGTTGGTAAAACTTACTGGCACAAAGGCTGGTCCTTTTTCACTAAGACCTATAATAGCCGCACCACCAACACCACCACCACCTACATTTGGTCTAAATGTCTGGTCGATTTCTTGAGTATACACACCGGGAGATACAAATACTTGAGCCATTAATATTCTCCAAGAAATATATGTGTTTAATATATAATTGTATATAATTTTAGTTTTTCTAAAAGTAAGATAT